ACGGGATGCGTTACCAGATTGTTCCGCCTCAAACATGGCAAAAGAATCTGTTTGAGGGCTTGAATTGGAAGCAGGATTCCAAGGTTTTTTCTGCCATGTACGCTCAAAAGATGGCCCCCAAAATTGACTGGAAGCTGGGGCCAAGGAAAAAGGCCACAGGGCTCAAGTCGGTTCACGATGGAATGACTGATGCGTTCTGTTTAGCGGAATATGGACGGAGGTATCTGATTTAGAAGTCCTCTCCTGTAGGCTTGAAGCCGTCCTGGATGAGCAGGTGCATGAGGTATCCTTTCATTTTCTTGATGCGAGGATTCCTTTTCCTGACGTTCTTGAACCAACTGAGTACACGTTGGGATACTCTGAATGATAGCTGCGTCTTGTCTTGACGGCCTACCTGTAGTCTTTGCTCCTGGTCCAGCTCAATGAATCCGGTGATGATGTCGGGGGTTTTTGCCATGGAGTTTAGATTTTAAAGGTTGCATTGCACGTCATGCATTGCCATCCAGCAATTCCAGTAAGGCCAAGGATGACGGACAAAATCGCAAAGAGGATTGAGAAAATAATCACCAAAGCGCCAAGCGCCGGGATAATGAGCATGAGCAGAGGCCCGGCACACCCAAAAAGTGCGAGGGACGTGGTGAACATGATCAAGGGGACGGGCAAGGTGTTGTAGGCATTGCACCGTGGGCATTGAGGTTTTTTCATATTGTGTGTGTGAAAATGTATAGACTTTATAGCTAAGCTACACTGGAGCACGCTTTTGTGTCAATGGAAGTTTGTTTTTTCAAAATTTGGTGTTGTGGTAGTGTTTGCTTACCTTAACCCGAAACGTCATGAGCGCTGAAAACCCAGGTCCAAAAAAGCTCCTAAAAGTCAAAGTGCTGAACTACAAGGATATCTTGAGGCGGAAGGCCGAGGCTGGGTCAGCGGTGGCAAAGGATGCGCTCAAGGAGTTGGGGTCTAGAAGTGCATTCGATTATTACATTGGGAGTTAAGACTTCCTGTCTCTAGAGTAGCGTTTTCAAAAAGTCTAGACTTTTCTTTTGCTCAAGGCTAGGATGAGGTCACTATTACCACCCAAAACAATGACGGCAAAGAAAATTAAGCTTGCAAAAAAGGCTCCAAAGCTTCCGACTGTGGTCAAATACAAGTGTCGTGCAATCAAGATTGATGGCGTCGGTGACTTTTTCCTTGGGGGCAATTTTTTAAACGGAAGCGTTATTACTCTTATTTTTGAAGGAAACGGGTTCGGATACCCAACCTGTGAGATCACGACCGAGAACGGTGATGTTTTCAGGTATCACGGCCTTACTTACTCAGTAGCTTTTGTGCAGGACCTTCCAATCCCAACCGAACAATGACAGAAATCAAAAAAATCAAGAAGGGCACAAAGGCGAACGGGAAAGGTCCTGGTGGGAGGCCCTTTGGGGCCGTAACTAAGCCCAAGTCGCTAAACCAAGAGGAGACCGAGCTCATGAAGCGCGCTATTGTCAGCCGCATCGCTAAACAAGCGCACAAGCTGGTTGACATGCAATTGTCTCTTGCTAGCGGATGTATGCAACTTTTTAGGATCGACAAGGACGAAAAAGGCAGGGACACAAAGCCCGTTCTGGTCAAGGATGAGGAAGAGATCCGTATGTACCTGGAAGGCGAAAAGCCTTTTGGCTGCGAGTCGTCTTACTATTACTTCACAACGGAAAAGCCGGACCTCAGAGCGATCGAAAACCTTCTTGACCGTGCCTTCGGCGCTCCAGCCGTTACCTCTAAGATCAGCGGGCCTGACGATGGGCCAGTAGCCTTTACCTTTACCGATGACGCAAAAGCTCGCCGTTCAAAATACGTCAAAGATACCGTCGTTCGAGGAGTGGGCCGATGATCTTGAGTACGTTCCGCTAGAGATGCGGAAGCAATGGATCTTTGACACGCTAGAGTCAAAAGACATGCTCCCTATTTTTGGGAGGTATTTCTTCCCGATGATTATTAGGGGCTTTGATCCGGTTCCAGAATGTCACGAGGATTTATGCTTGGAGCTTGGACGTAGAAAAGATGGCGGGATTATTTTCCCCCGTGGGTTCGCAAAGTCCACTTGGCTCAAGATAGACACGATCCACGATATTCTATACAAGCTTGAGCCCGTGGTTCTTTACGTGGGGCGGACTATTGGCGAAGCTGCCTTCCACTTTGAGTCGATCAAGTCTGAGCTTGAGAACAATGAGCTCCTGGAAAGGGTTTACGGAAATGTCGTCCCAAGTCCAAAGGACCTGGGGAGGAAGTGGACGAATAGGCACTTGGAAACCACCACCGGAATCAATCTTGTGGCCCGTGGTGCGGGGAAAGGGCGTGGGGTGAATATCAAGAATCAGCGCCCCACAAAGATCGTTTGTGATGATATTGAGGACGACGATCAGGTCAGGTCAACGGATAGGTGTTTGAAGCTTAGGGCGTGGCTTTATGATGTGATCTTCCCCTCAAAAGATGCTCAGCGTGGCTTTATTAAGATGGTCGGGACTGTGCTGGCCAAGCATTGTGAGGTTTTGAAGTTTTACAATCAGCACGGGGGTATTTTCAGGAAAGCAATTGAGAACGGTCAAAGTATATGGCCGAACTTTTGGACTCTTGAAATGCTTGAGGCTATGAAGCAAAAGATTGGGACCAGGTCTTTCTCCAAGGAGTACATGAATAGCCCTGTCGATGAGGATGGCGGAGTTATCCGTCCGCAATGGGTTAGGAATAATGTTTACGTTACCCTTCCTCTGGTGCAAAAAAAGCTTAACGTCGTCATTGCCGTGGATCCCCAAAGTGGGGAGGGCAAAGGGGCGGATTTTTTTGGTATCTCGGCGGTTGGATGGTTCGAGGCGGACCTTCATCGGTATATTTTGAGCGTGCAAAGGGGCAAGGGGACTCAGCTTGAGCAGGCCACACAAATCGTTAAAGCTTGGCAGTCCATGAGGAACGTGAGGGCTGTACTGATTGAAAAGGTGATGACTCAGGTGGCCGTTTATCAGCTGCTTCTTGATTGGATTGCTGGCAAGATCACGTTTGAGGGCGTGGACAATACAAGGCGCAATATCCCCGTCAAGGCCGTCACTCCGAAGGGCAAGGACAAGGTGGCGAGGTTGCAAGCGCTTGAAGCGAAGTTCGAGCGTGGCGAGGTTCATGTGCATCATACAATGGCCAATTTTATGGACAACTTGACCGCCTTCCCAAACATAGAGCATGATGATGATGTGGATGCGATGATCTATGCTTTGGACGCTTCGTACAACTCAGGCTTTGCTTTTGGTGAAACGAGTGCCTATAATACCAAAGAAAATACTGGGTCCGTGGTTGGGGATATCATGAACCAAAAATTCTAATTCACCTTTATGGCTAAAAAGGCTTCGGCGCAAGAATTGCAGAAAATCTATGGAAACGCCGGGACCGAACACTATAGTGGATTTTTTAGTGAGGAGCCGAACGCCGAATGGCGGGATGACAAGCGTATCACCAATGTGGAAACCATGCGTAGGACGGACGGGACGGTTAAGGCCGTGCTGAATGCGATCAAGTCTCCGATGCTTTCAACCGAGTGGTCAATTTCGTCACCCGACGAAAGTCGACTAGGCCAGGAGATCAAGTACCGTGTGGAGGATTTGGTTTTCAACATGCAAGAAAGGACTTTTTTAGATTTTCTTCGTGAGTGTTTAACATACTTGGATTTCGGATTCGCTACATTCGAGATTATTTGGGGGATGCGAGGTGGGAAAATCAGCATCATTGATGTCGCTCCACGCATCCAGTCTTCCATTTTTAAGTGGCAGATCGATGGCGAGAATAGGGAAAAGAAGTTTGGGGTTACTCAGCAAGTGACGAATGATGATACGAAAGCCACAACCTTTGAGATTCCTGCGGAAAAGCTGTTCGTGCTTACCAATGATCGTGAAGGGGATGATGTGACGGGGCAAAGTATCTTGCGTGCTGCATGGAAACATTTTTACGCAAAGGATAAGCTTTACAGATTAGGCCTTACTGCTTCGGAGCGTTTTGCAATGCCAGTTCCGGCTATCACAGGCCCTGGAACAAATGACGCGAGTGAAAAAGCTGCGGCGATTGAGATTGTGAAAAACTACAGGGCGAACGAGCAAGCCTACGTGTTCCTTCCAAACAAGGAATGGAATGTCACGCTGCTCACCGCTTCCAATTCTCAAGCGAGCATTATTGAAAAACAAATTGAGCACCACGATCAGCTGATCATGCGCTCTTGCCTCGTCAGCTTCCTTGGGCTTGCTAGTGGTGACGGCGGATCCTTTTCTCTTTCAGAGGATCAAAAGAGCTATGCCCTGCTTAAGGTGGAGGATCACGCAAGATATTTTGCGGAACAGTTCACCAGGCAAGTGATTGAAAAGTTTATTTTCCACGCATACCCTGATCAGTTCGCCAGGCTCAAGTCTGAGCGGATGCTTCCTTACTTGACCTTTGGGGAAATGGGGGATACTGACTACACCGAGCTTTCAACTGTTCTTTCCTCGCTCAAGTCCAATGAGCTTTTGCATGACTCGCCTGAGCTCAAGCAATATGTTCACAGCCAGTTTAATCTTCCAGAAATAAGTCAGTCTGACATGGAGAAATTAAAGTCTGATCATGAGGCTGCCGAGGAGGCTGAGGATGAGGGTGGCGAGGAAGATGATGGCGGAATGCCCGTGGAGCCTATGGGTACTCCTGAGCCTGATGCCCCGGCTGAAAGTGAGGATGATCTTTTAGCTCAGCTTGATGAGCTCGACAAAGAGCTCGCCGAGGGCGGTGCAAAAAAAAAAGCGCTTGAATTGATGCTTGCTCAAGCAACGGATGAGGAAACCAAGCGCAAGATCAGCGAGGCTTTGACGAAATACTGGTCTACAAGAAAAAAGAACGACGATCGTGATCTGACGCAAAAGGAGGCAAAGCTCCAACTTGTTAAAGGTGAAATTGGTAAAATTAGAGGTTCAATAAAGGCTTTGGTTGCCAGTGCAAAAGGTATGAGCAAGGGAGAAAAGGCCAAAATTAAGGAACAAATTGCTGCACTTAGGGCGCAATTAGAGTCGAGCAAGGCTAAAAAAGCCGGCGCAACTGCTGAGGTCAAAGCGCGGAAGCTTGCCCTGCGTTTCAAGCGCATGGTGGAAAAGACGAAAAAGAAACAGGCGAAAATTGCTGAGCGCATTGAGAAAAAAAAGGAAATCATTCGTAAGCGCGAAGGCAGGATCGCCGAGATTCTCGTGAAAATGCGCAAGATGACTCCTGACCAGATCAGTAAGGCAAAAGCTCGAATAGAGAAAGTCAAAGCTTCCATCGAAGCTAAAAACGTGGAAATATCTGGCCTTGATGAGGCTGCAAAGAAAATTGAGACTACGCTCAAGGCCCTGGACAAGCTTGATAAAAAAATAGCTCTTGCGGAAGTTGAAGGGCTTTATCTCTTTGCCGAAAAACACGCCTCTGACGATGACGAGTGCACTTTGAGGCACGCTTCATTTAGCGAGTTCACACCATCCCGTGAGCTTACTTTTGCCGAGGGCCGCGTAAAGTTCGCGGAGCTTGAGGAGTATTTTGACGAGCATGAGGGTGTAGTGGAGGACCTTCTTTCCGAATACTATGCGATCGCAATCCCCGCCTTGCTGGCTTTGATTTCAAGCGCCCTTGAGGCAAAGGATTTTGCGGCTATCCAGGCCCTCCAGCTTCCCAACCTGCAAGGGTTAAGGCAAAAGCTTAAAGAGGAAGCCAAAAACGCTTTGGACGTTGGGAAGTCTAAGGCTTCCGGTGAAATCGGTATCGTTACCCCTCCAACTCCAGAGGTCCAGATCAATGCGCTTTACGCTCAGATCGATCAATCCGTAGACGAAATGGAAGCTTCTGTTCTTTCCACGGCCCGCACACAGGCCATTGCAGCCATTTCCGCTGGCATAGGAGCCAGTGCTGCTATTTTCTCAATCAAAAAGGCTGTCGACGCTTCGACCTCACTTTACACTTCTGGAATCAGCGGGGCGCTTACCGGCGGATCGCTTAACATTGGGAGGACTATTGTTTGGGACATTGCCAAGAGCGATATTTACGCCCTGCAACGGTCCGAGATTCTTGACCCCAGAACGTGCGCAATCTGCATTTCGATTGACGGCAGGTTGGCGGACCCTAGTGATCCATTTATAAGGCTTGGCCAAGTCCATACAAATTGTCGTGGGACTTGGGTTGCAGTAAAAAAGACGGACCCTTTGCTTCCTGGCAAAATTGGGATTCCAAAATCAATCAAAGGCAAGTTTGAGACTGTTGAGGGTGTGCCTCGAACAAATGCATTCACCCAAATCAAAAGGGCTACGGTTACGAAAGGGTCCAGGGCAAGCCAGGCAGTAAGCGAGGGAAATTTAACTGGAAACCCAAATCTATAATGGCAGAAAACTCCTTGGAGGATTTCCGTTGTATGAGCTGCAAAACATTATTATTGCGTTGTGAGCTTGTGGTGGGTAAAATAGAGATAATCTGTAGGAAGTGCAAAACTTTAAACAAAGTTTGTGCAAGTGTCCCGCAAAAGGCCTAAGAGCCACCAAATAGAAGCCCTGGAGGTTCACGCAACCCTTGGGCAATGGAAAAGCAATTCAATGAAATATTATCTGGGACCATCTTGAGTGAGATCGGCGCTATTGATGACTCTATGCTTGAGTCAACAGAGTTCGAGATTCTAAAAACAGGAGAGTATTACGATGCGCGCTACGGAAAGTTTTCAATCACAAGCTCTATGCTTGCTGACTTGGAAAAGAACTTCAACGCTGGTGTTCTTGGCATAGATGTGGCGGTAGACAAAAACCATGAAGCGAAGGACGGGGCTATGGCCTGGATCAAGAGTGTACGCGTTGCTGGGGATAAACTCCTTGCAACTTTAAAAGACTATTCAGAGGAAGGCCGGAAGGCGCTTAAAGAGAAAATCTTTAAGTATTTTAGTGTCGAGTTCGCTCCCTTTGACAAGGTGGATGAGTACGGGAACAAGACCACAATAGCGAACGTGCTACGTGGGCTTGCCCTCACAAACCGTCCTGTCATTAAAGGAATGCGCCCGACATTTTATTCTGAATCTTTATCTCATAACTTTTTCCAGAAAATGGACAAGGTCAAACAATTCGCAGAAAAACTTTCTGCACAAGAAAAAGTTTCCAAGGAAGACGTTCACATGCTCAAAGGGATGTTCGCAATGCTTTCTGAGGAAGAACAGGTGGAGGCGGCTCCAGCTGTTGAAGAAGTAGAAACTAAGGTAGAGGAAGAGCCGGAAGCGGCTGCTACCCCCGCTGAGGTTGACCCTGAAACTGCTGCAAAAGAAGCTGAACAAGCTGAGCTTGCAGAAAAAACTCTTTCAGAAAACAAAACTCTTTCAGAGCAAAACCTTGCTTTGGCTGAGGAAAACAAAAAGATGGCAGAAAAGCTTGCCGAGGCAGATCTTGCCGAGGAGTTCCGTTCTGGATTGCTTCTTTCCGAAACTGTAAGCGTTGGCTTCGAGGCCGATGCTCAAAGTGAAGTGGTTGGATTCATGCGGACCCTTTCAGAGGATCAGCGCACTGCATTCAAGAGCGTTCTCAAGAGCGTTCGCAACGTCGACTTCAAGGTTGCCGGTGCAGCTGCAAAAGCTTCTGCTACAGTCCAGCTTAGTGAGGACAGCATCGTTGAATTGGCCGAAAAACTTCTTTCCGAAGGCAAGGCTAAGAATATCGATGAAGCACAAAAGATGGCTCTTGCTGAGCTCACTAAATAATTATTTCTTAAACTCTAAAATTTATGGCTGACATGTCTTTGGCTCCAGAAATCTCCGAGTTCGACCTTACGTTCGACACTCAGGTAGATCTTTCCGCTAAACAGTACCATTTCGTTAAACTAAGCACCGCTGAATTGCTGGTTGCTTGTGGTGCTAACGAAAAACCTCTTGGGATTCTCCAAGATGCTCCAGTTGGCAGTTCAACAACTCCAGCTATCGCTCGTGTTCGTGTTGGCGGTGTTTCCAAGCTCAAAATTGCTGAGGCAGTTGCATTCGGAAATTTCCTTACTTCCACTGCTGCTAGTAAAGGTGAGGTTTGTGACGCAGCTGGTGAGGAATTCGGAGCAAAAGCTCTTACAAGTGGTGATACAGACGATATTATTCGTGTTGTTATCTGTCACGGTGAAGTTGAAGCTTCTGACGCATAGTCAGTTTAATCACCTACCTCTATTTCTTTAATCTAAAACTATGCTCCCAACTCTAGGATCAGCAAAGGTAGACAAAATCTTGTCTCAATTCTCCCAACGTTATACAAACGACAGCTATATTTCCGAATTGATTCTTCCATCTTTCAAGGTGGTAGAAAAAACAGGAAAATACGCTAAATACGGAACTGAAAATCTACGCTCTTACGGTAGCCAAATTTTCCGTGCTCCTGGTACTCGTGCACAAGGGGTGGACTACTCTGTTTCTCAAGGGGAATACTCTTGTAAAGAACGCTCTCTTGAAAAGATCGTTCCAGATGAAATGGTGAACAACTCAGACGATCCGTACGATCCAAAGCGTGACGCAGTAGCGACTCTTATGGATATTCTATGGCTCAATCAAGAAAAGACTCTTGCTGACTTTTTCGAAACTGCAACCTTGAATTCTTCAAGCGTTACATTGTCCGGATCTGATCAATGGAGCGATCGTGCTGGTTCAACTCCTTTGGATGACATCGAAGATCAAATTTCTGGAATGGTAACGGCTACAGGACAACGCCCAAACACTGCATGGATGGGGTTTGAAGTTTTCCGCAGCCTTAAGTCTCACCCAGATGTTCGTGAACAAGTGAAATACACTAACGGAGGGCAACTTTCCGACGGTGCATTCATTGCATTCTTGAAGGAATACTTCCAGCTTACAGACGTGTTTATCGGAACGGCCATCTATGATAGCGCCGACGAAGGGCAAACTCCTGTACTTTCTCAAGTATGGGGTAAGCACTTCTGGCTTGGGTACAAAAACCCTCGTCCAAGTCTTATGAAAGCTACCATGGGGTACACTTTCACAGATTCAGACCGTGTGGTCGACAGCTACCGTGAAGAAAGCCGCGTTGGTGACTTCTACCGTGTACGCTACAGTTATGATCAGAACATTATGGATGCAAACTTGATCTGCCGTATTAAAAATGCAGTAGCTTAATTTTTCTCCGCCTCGGGGCTTGGCATTGTAAAGCCCCACCTTCTTTAAAACATTAGAAAATGGGACAATATAGCAAGTTTGAAAGCGCAACGGTCAAAACAATCCGCAGGTCATCTTCTATTGTGGAAAAGACTAAACGGGTTCAATTGACCAACGCTCAAGTGTTGGCATTGCGTGCAACGCCAATTACCCTGGTCCCTGCGCCTGGGGCTGGTAAATTCTTAGAGCTAGTTTCCGCCGTGCTATTCTTTGACCGAACGGCTGTATACACCGAAACCGCTGACAACTTGGCGATCAAGTATACTGACGGATCTGGTCAAGCGGCTTCTGAGGCCATTGAATCCACCGGGTTTTTGGATGCGGCTACGGACGCAATCATGCCGGTCAAGCCAGTTTCAAGCGCAGTCATTTTGAAGGCTGCTTGTGAAAATGCTGCTCTTGTGCTTCACAACACTGGAGACGGTGAGTTTGGTGGCGGGAATGCTGCTAACGTCGTTACTGCTGAGGTTATTTACCGAGAGCGTGCTACAGGCTTTTAGTTGAATTTCTGCTTTGCCCTCTTGTAAAAGAGGGTTGGCCCAGAAATTTAATCTTCACCCTTAAAATATGACAGATCAATACGCCGAAGGAATCGCTTTAGCTGCACCAACCGCCGTGGAAGCCGTGCAAGTGGAGGCCCCAGTCGTTAACGGAGGGTCTATTGACCCCGAAGTTGCGCAAGAAATGGCTCCAGTTGTTAAAGCGCAAGGTGCAAAGAAAGCAAAAGCACAAGCCAAAGCTGCCGAGGTTGCTACTGACGGCGCTTATACAATGGCTGAAAATGTAAAGCACAACGGCACAAAGTATTTGGCAGGTCAGAAAGTTGACCTCGACGAGGAAACTGCCAAACTGTTCGCTTTAAACGGATTCATTTAGTCAATAAACCTTAAAATATGTCCTCTGCAACAAAAGATCGATCCGGCGAGCTGCGCTATGAAAGCAATAATTCAGTATCAATTTCCACTATATCCGCTGAAAGCGTTGCGATCACGGCTGGAGCGATTGGAACTGTAGTAAACTTCCAGATCGCCAAGTTCCCAATTAGAAACGTTTTAGGCGGGGGTCTCGGCTCTAAGGGTGACTCTAGCCTTTCCTTTGTTGCCGGTATATTCACGAATGAAGTGGGCTTTGACACTCTAGATGCAGATCTTGCAGCTGGAGACTACTGGGTAAATTATGCTACGGGCGAGGGGCGCGGGAAAAAGGCCGCCACAGGCACTTCCGCAAGCGCAACCTACAAGATTGTCGTTTCTACTGCAACCGGAGGCGGAGGCGGTGGAGGCGGAGAGACTGACTTGACTGGAATCAATGGGGTGGCCCCTTCGGTAGGGGCTGGAGCTGTCGACCCTGGCACCCTTCGGATGACTCTTGGCTCTGACGATCCAGCTGTTGCATCTTTGCAAGCCTTGGATGATTGGGATGAGTCGGACCGTGCAAAAGTAAATGTTATTGTCGGGCAGGCTGGGGTGGATGGGGGTGAAGGTGTCGTGTCTTCTAAAACACTCCGCACAGTTGCAGCCAGGGTACCAAAAGCATTTGCGGACAGCACTGCTACGGCAAACACTACTAGCAGCACCGTTCTTGCCTCAAATGCAAACCGTGAAATGGGGACCTCTATAATAAACACTTCGCCAACCGTCGGCGTGTTTTTGAACTTTACGGATCCCGCAGTTGTGAATCAGGGGATCTTTTTGGCTCCATATGGGGCTTTTATTATGGATGAGGTGCAGTTTGACACAGGGGCAGTCACTGCCATCACTGCAAGTGGAACCGCTGTACTTTCTATAATGGAAACCACATAAAATGATCACAAACCCTCCTCCAAGTATTTGCTTCCCGGTCCCAAAAACCACCGATGAGACTGTGTCGAACTCGGCGGTTTTGCAAGCCGACAATGAGCTCACGTTCCCCGTTGTGGCTGGAGCAGTTTACACGGTGGAGGCTCATTTGCACGCTGTCTTTGGGGCTGGCCATATAAGCGTAGGGTTTTCAGGCCCAGCAACAAATTTTGCCTCCATAAGGGCCCAGCTTGTTGGGGATGGGCACCAGCCAGCCATGGGTGCCACAAGCAGTTTGGCTACAGGCATCCCCCTCGTGGTAAGCTCCCCAGTGCAGGGAATGCTAGAAGTAGACGCAGCCTTTTCTTTTTCAGAAAGTGGGACTCTAAGCTTGATTTGGGCTCAAAACACCTCAGACGCAGCCGCGACCACGGTCAAGGCTGGATCATTTCTAACCGTTAATCGAGTTTTATGATAACCAATCCCTCACCCTTAAACAGTAAAGCAATTCTGTCGGCATTCTTAGGGCCACAGTCTGGGCAATGTACGCCAGGGTCTTCCGCGACAGTCATGAGTGGCAGCGGGATTTATACCGGTGCTTTTGCTAGTACAGATGCGTCTTCCTCGAACGTTGTCATTACTGGCTTAGGCCGTGCATTCCTGCAAACCTCTGGAGCCACCCTGGCTTATAATACGGCGACTTTTTCTGGGGACGACGTCCATCGGATGGATGCGCCATGTGTTGCGTTCTACTCCTTTGGCATGCTGAGTTATTCGAATGTTAGGTTTTTCTTGGGGATGGGTGTTGGGTCTACGATCGCTAACTACGCTGGTGCGGATACTTTGGCCACACCTGGCTTCGGGATTCAATTTTCAACAGACCGCGGAGACACAACCTTCCAAGTGATTTCTTACAATGGCACAACTCAAACAAGGGTTTCCACCTCCGTTACGCCAGCGATCAATACACTGTACACTTTCAAGTTTGAAATTGTGAGTGCTACAGAGGTTGTCATTTCTATTTTTGATAAAAATGGCGTGCTGCTTGACTCCAAAACGGTTACGGCCACATTGCCAGCGTCAACTGCTGATTTGCGCCTTGGGTTGGCTTTCCAAACTAGGGCCGCTGTTGCAATTTCTTCCCACACTTATTCGATCTCAGGCGCAAACCTGGGCTATAAACAATTTGTAGTATGATAGTTCATTTAGTTCCTCTTTTTAATGGCGTGAGTGACCGAACCCTGGCACTTGTGAGGGAAATCGCAATTGGCGATTCTGTAACAAGAGATACTCACAGCTATTGGTTCGAAACAGACCTTACTCAAGATGAGCTTGATGAGTTCTGTATCGAAAACAACCTAGTACAGGTTCCGTAAGTATTCCTTTTTTCGTTTTATCTAAAAATAATGGCCTACACTACAAAAGAAATTGTCAGGGCGGAAAGCCCGTTCAAGGACGCTACAAATATTGGGGATGCTTATGTGAACCGCGCTATTGATCAAGCCGACAGTCTGATTGATTCCTATCTTGTTGGCGTTTACGCTTTGCCGCTGGCTTCAACCCCTGCAATCATCCAGGAGCTTTCCACAAAGCTTGCCACCTACAATCTGCTTACAGATCAAAACCTGAGCATCGAAATCGCATTCGGGGTCAATGTGAGCCAAATGCTTGAAGATGCGATGGCAATTCTGGACCACATTCGCATGAAAAAGATCAAGCTTGTGGATGACAGCGGGGCCATGCTTGAAACTTCTGACACCGCGCTTCCTCAAGGATACCCTAATAGTGCGGATACTGAGTCGGGGGCTGCTCCAAGATTCTTTACCCTTAACCAAAAGTTTTAAGGTGCAAGTCAATATAAGAGTAGACGCTTCAAAATTTACTAGGAGGGTTTCTTCCCTGGTCAATGCCCTGGGTGACTTTAAAGAGCCGCTCAGTTCAACTGATACGGAGCTTCGGGAGCTTTATGGTGAAAAGAACTTTGATCAGGAGGGTAAAAGGGTTGCCGGCTCTGGATGGTCCGCCCTTGCAGCTTCCACCTTAAAGGCAAGAGCTAATCGATGGGGTCACTACAAGAAAGCTCCGATGGTGACGGGGAAAATCTTGACGTGGACCGGAGACTTGCGCGGAGGGTTCAAGGGTGTGGTGACAAAAACAAGTCTCACCATAAGCAACGGCGTGAAGTATTTTAGATACAATCAGGCTGCTCGCAAGATGCTCAAGGCTACTGTTGAGGCGGTGGACATCGCAAGCAAGCATGTGATAGATTTCATTCGACTAAAGTCTAAATAATGGCCAACCGAATACAGGACGAAATAAGGGACTATTTGCAGACTGCTTTGCTGACTCCTATCACGGGGTTAAAGAAGTTTTACTCTGGAAAGATCGAACCTTCAAAGATTGCTTCAAGCGAAATGCCTGTTCTTATGGTGTACGAGACTAGCGAAAGGCTTCTTTCGGATCAGCTCACCACGTCAAGGGACAAATACAGATTCGGCATCACAATTGAGGTAATAATCAACGCCTACGCCTATGTGAGTGAGGGCGGAATTGAAACTAACAAAGTGCTTTTGGGGCAAAGAGCGGTTCAGGATATAATTTCGGCAAGAGACTCTAATGGAAAGCCTTTGGCGACCTCTATTTTGGGGGTGCTCAGGTCTAATGTTTTAGGGTCAAGGTATCTATTTTCAAACGAAATAGATATTGAGTTCACCAACAAAAATGAGGATGGGAAGCAATTCTACATCGGAACTTTGACTTTTAGTGCGGTCACCTCGTATAATTCAAGATGATGAAAACAATCTTAATTCTAGATGACGTGTCCATTCCTGGAGCCCCAGGGCTTTCCAAGGGGGAAACAGTGCGAATGGCGGATGAAACTGCGGACATGCTTATTGATCGTGGCTTTGCCGAACTTGCGGCCGAGGAGATTGAGGCTACCGAAGCCGAAGTTCAAAAAAACACCGACCGAGTCAAGGTTGGCAAAATAGTTACACCAAAAGGCAGGTCTTAACTCTTAATCTAACAGAAAAATGCCGGAAACATATTCACGTAAGGGGTCCATAATGATCGGAAAGGAGTCTGCCGAAAATACGGCAGTCATCCCGTCGGTGTCCTTGCCAGTCAATAGCGAGGATATTTCTGTAGACTACGCTGCCATTGCGTCTACTCCGATTCAAGCTAGCCGGACAAAAAACCAAAGGGCGCTCAAGAAAGGTATCCCTGCGCCAGTTGGAGGTATTGACTTGAATGTCGAACCTAAGACTTTTGGGCATATTCTTTCTGGACTTTGTGGAGGGCTTACCTCTGGGGTTTTGTTCCAGCTTAGTGACGTTGACGACTTGACTGTTGGAGACACGATTGACAACGGAAGTACTGGAACTGGCACGGTTGCGGCGATCATCCCTGGGGAAAATATTGTTCTTGCTACTGGAGTATCTGGAAACTGGGCCGCTGGAAATACGGTAGACAATGGCGGATCGCATAGCTCCACCCTTGGAGTTTTCTCTTCCACGGTGTACGGGCATGATGCGGTGTTGCCACAGGAGCTAGATATCACGTATACCGTTCAAAGGAATCTTGTTGACAGGGCTATTCGTTTTTGTGGAGTTAAATTCCACGGCATTGATTCGTTTGGCCAGTCAGACAACATTGTCACGGCAAGCGTGAAGGCGATCGCTCGAAGTGTATTTAGCGGGGCATACGTAAAGGCTGCGGTTACTTCTGGATCTGGCTCTAAAACCATTCTCCTAGATCAAACTCAGGGGCTTGTGGCTACGGATTCAATCAAAATTTGGCGCGCGGGAACTGGATTTTTGGACTTTGCTTCCTCTGGAGTTAAGACTCATGCGATTGCCTCTATTTCGGCTGGCGTGAGCGTGACCGTGACAAACCTTCAAACCGCCCTTCAAGAGGGTGACATCTTGGTGCTTGCTCCGCTTACTCCTTCTTATAGTGTTGTTGACGAGTTTGTTTGGATCGGAGGTTCTCAAGTACGGATCGGGGCGACTCGGCTCACTCTTGCGGATGCAGACGTTCAAGATTTCAGCATGACTGTTGTCAACGAAATGGAGGAAAAGCACGCAGCTTCTGGAACTGGATTCGCAGACCGATTTCCTGTTGCTACACTTCAAAAAGAATTTACTGGCTCTGGATCGTTCACTTTGTACAATCAGGATGAGCAGTTCCAAAGCATCTTAAGGAAAAATACAGATCGAGCCATTCAGCTTAAGACTTCCGCAGGACAAATCGGCTCCACTGGAATCGACTACGAATTGCGTGTGCTTTACACGAACGCACAATATGGGGCGAATGACTTGCTTTTGTCCGCTGATGATATCGTAAACGAGGAAGTTTCTTTTGAGGCTTACGATGATGTCACCGCTGGCCATGCTATGCGTGTTCTCCTTATCAATGACGTTGCTTCATACTAAACTAAACATTTATGGCTAAATTAGGATTTATTTCGGACGAGGTTGTAAGGATTGACCTTGAGGAGGGGACTTGGGTGGAAATCCGCAAGGACATGCCGTTTGAGGCCATGGTCAAGGTGCAGAACAAGATCACAAAAGCTCAGAAAGCTGAGGATATGGATGAAGTTGTTTCTGCTACAGTTGACTTCCTCGGGCAAAGCATAGTTTCCTGGTCTGACGCTTTGGAAGTGACCCCAGAAAACATTCGCCGGCTAAATTATGAAAGCATGGAAGCTTTGAGCGAACTCATTGTCGCCCACTACACTCCAGAAAAAAAAAGCTAAACGCTATCCAGGCGATGATGCTCAGAGATGCTATGAGGCCCGGCGCTGAAAACGAGCTGCTAGACTTCCAGCTTTCTGAGCTTTTTGGCCTCGATTGGCAAAAATACGATTACAAGAGGATGAGCTATATAATTGCGTTTGTAAATTATAGGAACGAAAGGCAAAATAGAGATATTAAAAAGTCTAACCGCACCAAACATGGCCGATGAGGATATCAAGCTGAATGTTAAGGTCCAAACTGGAAGCTCGGTCCAGGAGGTGAACAATCTTAGTAAAGAGGTTGACGGTTTGACGGGCGAGGCTACCACCGCGTCTGGCCGATTCACGACGATGGCCTCTAAGATTGGGGATGCGGGCAAAAAGATGACCGCTATGGCTTTGGCTGGAGGCGGGCTCATTGCTATGCTGGCCAACTCTGCCGGCAAAATGCAGTCCATGGAGGTAGCTCTAAATACTTCCTTTGGAGGCGACAAAAGCGCTGCTGGGTTAGCAATGCAGACCATCCAGGCTTTTGCCGACAAAACACCTTATGCACTAAATGAAGTGCTGCAAGGGTTCTTGAAGCTAAAAAATATGGGGCTGGATCCGTCAACTGAGGCCTTAGAAAGCTATGGAAATACGGCTTCAGCAATGGGTAAAAGCTTGAATGATATGGTTGAAGCTGTGGCGGATGCGGCTACTGGAGAATTTGAACGTTTAAAAGAGTTCGGGATCCGTGCGAGCGCACAGGGTGACGATGTGGCTTTCACTTTCCAGGGGGTGACGACTACGGTGAAAAAGAATAGTGAGGATATCCAAAAGTACCTCTTGTCTATAGGGAATGTGCAGTTCGCTGGAGGGATGGAGGCTCAGAGCAAAACTTTCTTTGGCGTCATGAGTACAATGCAAGACAGCATCACTAAGTTTGTCAATGCCATTGGGACTCCACTTCTTGAGCCACTTTCAGCTTTTGCGATAAAGCTGGGGGAGCTTGCCACAAAGATGACAACATTCCTCCAGGCGAATCCAGCCTTGGCGGAATTTGCTGGGAAGGTGCTTTTACTTGGGACTGGCATTCTTGCCGTCCTGGGGCCTCTTGCAATTTTTGCAAGCTTATTGCCGGCTATTGGTGCAGGGCTTTTCCTTTTGGCAAGCCCCTGGACTTTGATAGTTGTCGGAATCATGGCACTTGTGGCCGCCATCGCATATCTTGTTTTGAAGTGGGACGAGTTCAAGACGGCAGTGGTCACCGTGGTGGGGATGATGGTTGACTTTGTTATTGAAAAATTCGAAGCCTTAAAGTCATTCATGCAGAACCACATGAGCTTTTTATATAATGCGATTGTTTTCGGATGGAATGCCATCATGCTATTTATCCAGCCATTCCTTGCGCTCTTTGAGCTTCTGTTTACTGGAAGCATGGATCGCACAACTCTGATGTACACGACGACGCTTGATAACATAAAAAACATTTTTGTCCTTGCTTGGCAGGGCATAAAAAATGTGTTTCAAATGGCTTGGGATGGAATCGTCTTTCTTGTTGGCGCTGCTTGGGAGCGGATCAAGCTTTCAGCTCGCATGGGGCTCGACGCTATACTCGCTTTCATGAATTTCATGATCGAGCCTTACGTGAACGTGTTCAACGTTATATGGGGAGCTATTGGCGGGGGCGTGACAGGCGGCGCCGGGGTTGTGCTTGAGGGTGGTTAAGATTTGGGTGACGGGCTGATTTAGTA